GCGCATCCTGCAACCGCTTGACGTCTCGCTCGATGCCCGCAAGCGCCTCGGCGCGGTTGGCATCGCTTGCGGTGTTGTAGTTGAGAGTGGGCCGCTTTGGTTTATCTCCTTGGGGGTTCGCGCCCGCCTGAGCATTACGCCGCATCTCATCGAATCGCTGCGTCACCGCATCAGCCAAGAGCGGCATGTTCCACAGCTCAACATAGTTGCGGTTGGCCTGCTCAACGATCTGGTTGCGCTTATCAAGCGCCTCGCGTAGCGCCTTGCGGTTACCTTCCATGAGCAAACCAGGCACACCCCCGCGAGCAATGAAGCCTCCGGCCAACTCAATGTCAGCCCAAACCGCCTGGAAGCTGCCGACGATCGACTTGATCCCTTGAAAAATCGCACGAAGGCTGTCCACCAGCACCGCGATTGCATAGGCCGAGGTCTCTGCCCACTTGGCCAGGGTCCCATCATCACGTAGCCTGCTGATGCCCGTTACAGCGTTGTCCGTACCGAGCAGGATCTTCTTGAGTTCTTCGGATAGCACCGACAGCGAAGGAATGGCGCTCGTCACCAGGGTCTGGGATACAAAGCTACTTTCTGCCCGCATCCGGGCCATTGCTTTGGATGCCTTGTCAGCTTCCTCGATCTGTTGGGCGGTGAGCCTGATGTTGAGGTTCTGGTTCTCTGCGAGGTCCTTCAAAAAGGGCAGCATCGAGGCGCCAGACTTGCCAAACAGGTCCATAGCAAGTGCAGTCTTACCGGCACCGTCCTCGAACTCAGCCAGCTTCAAGGCCACATCGTTGAGCACCTCGGCCGGATCGCGCAGATTACCGCCCGAATCCTTGGCGGTGATCCCAAGAAACTGCAGCGCCTTGCTGGCATCAGCACCCTCGTCATCCACCCCAGCCAGAGCCTTAGAGAGCTTGGAGAGATTGGTGCCAATCGTCTCCATGGCAGTGCCTGAGATGGTTGCCACCGGGGCCAAACCGGACAAAGCGGTGGTGCTCGCGCCGGTCTGCTCGGACAACTGCTGCAAAGCCGCCGTTGCCTCGATCGTTCGATCAATGAAATCCCGAAGCGCACCAACCGAAGCAGCGCCGACAGCCACCGCAAATGCGGTCTTGGCCACCGTTGCCACCTGCTGCATCGACGCCTTCATGTCGTTGGCGTGGCGATCCAGGAGGCGCGCTGTGCGCCCAAGATCGGCCCTGAACTCGGAGGTCTCGGCCGAGAGCTTGACGACAAGGGAGCCAAGGTCAGCCATGCTTTTTCACCTTATGAGCAAACATGGCCTTGAACCGGGCAACGTTTGCGCGGGCATCATCGCGGGGCTCGGCACGTTCGGCGAAAGGCATGAAGTCTTCCGGTGAAAACGCACGGGCGTGTTTGGCCCTGTTGGCGTTTGCAAAGGTCGAAGCAATCACTCCGCTTCTGAGATCGGCACGCATGTCGCCAAAGGGTTCAAGTTGGTAAAAGGCCATCCACTCGGTGAGTTCGTCTGAGCCGATGCGGGCAAGCAGCTCGCGTACCGGCATGCCCAGCGCAAGCGCCAGGCGAAAGACGAACCGTCGGGTGGGGTTGGCCTTCAGGCCTTTTTTGCTGCTGCCGCCTGTTCAGTCCCGATGCCGTTCAGGCGCTGGGCTACCGCAAAGACACGATCGAGCGCGCGGGCGCTTTTTCTGCCCAGGGCAGCGATCTCGCCATCCTCGAAAAGACGAGCGCCTGCTTCGTCACACAATGTGAGCGCCACGAGACGGGCCCGGACGTTTTCCATGCGGCCGTCCCGCTCGCCTTCTCGGGCAATGAGACTCGTCTCAAAGGCGTCGCGGTCGGTGCCGCTCATGGTGCGCACATACACGTCACCGCCCCATTCGGGTACGTGAACTGTCTCGCGCGGCAGGTCATCGGCCGCCAGGATGGCGTCTTTGGAAAGAATGTTCATGTGCTTCATGCCTCCGTGATGTCGCCATCGATTTCGATCGTGACGCTGGCCTCGACCACGGCATCCACGCCACCTTGCACGCTGAACTGCGTCACATAGCCGTAGAAAGTCCAGGTGGCTGCGGGCGTCGTGTCAGTAAAGGTGATCTTGAATTGCCGACGGGCGCGGTTTGCACGATCGGTGCGCAATCCCTGATGCACGGTGTCGTCCGGGTTGAAGTGCAGGGATAGCGAGAGCTGTCCCTCATCTCGAAGGCCAACTCGCTTCTCTTTTGAGGTCGATCCAAGATTGGTCACGTCGATGACCGATGCCTGGCCGCCAGGCCCTTGGAAGGACACAACGTTGGGTATGGTCTCGAAGGTGGTGGTACCGAAGCGGGCAATGGTGATGCCCTGCGCGGTGATCGCAGTACTAGGCATAAAAGGCCTCCAGGTGAAAGAAATAACAAACGAGGGGGTGGACGACTCGCCTACCGTTACCGGTAGTAGGTGAAGTCCACAGAAATCCGGTAGATGCCGGCTTGAGGGTCGAAATCAGTCAGGCCCATGCGCACATCGGCTACGGTGTTAATGTCCGCGAGCAGTGCCGAGAGCACCTGGTCCTGCAACTGTTCGCAGGCGACTAACGTTCGGGCATAGGCGTCAACCTGAACCCGCGATCGTTTGAGCGGATTGGGGCCATCCAGCGCGATGACCCGCTCTTCGTCAATGGGCGTGTAGACCAGTGTTGGGTACTGAGCATCTGCAGGCGCTACAACGGCGTACACCTGGCCGGATGCCAGATGCTTGATGGCGTCATAAAAGTCCTGCATCACTAGCGCCCATTCAAGGCCTTGGCCTCGATCTCAATTCGCTCCGACAAGCGCTGCTTGATGGCATCCACGGCTTCACGCCTGCGAGACTCCAAAGCAGGACGCAGAAAAGGCCGGGCGGCCATCTTGCGGGTCCCGAACTCCAAGAAGCGCCAGTACCAGGCGTCTTGCGAGAGGTTGCCTCGCTTACCTTGGTTGCGGTACTTCTTGCCGTGGCGCACCAACACATAGAACGTCTGCCTGCCGCCACCGGAAAGCTCTCGAATGTGCTTCATGATCACCGAGCGCTTGAGCGTGCCGGGCGGAGGCTGCTTGGGGCCAAGTGACTGAGCGGCTTTGGGAGCCCGGGAGCGCGCCTCTTCGCGGATCACCTTGGCGCCGGCGTAGACCGAAGCCCTAAGGCCACGATTAGCGATGCGCTGGGGAAGTTCTTTAAGAGCTCGGTCCAACTGAGCAAGGCCTTCGATGCGAACCGTTTCAACCTTAGCCATCCCGAATTCCTTCACTTGCCAAAAGGATCACGGACACATTGGCCTCATCGTCATTGAGCGCCGCGTGAATGGAAAAAGTCCGGCCACGAAAAAGCACCCGCATCCGGGCAACTGCCTGCGGATCATCCAGATCGGGGCGGTAGCGCACCGTAATCTGATGAGTCAATTCCGCTGCCACCCGGTCTGCGATGCGGGCCTCGCGACCTGAAAGTGGCTGGATATCAGCCCACACCGTAGCCACATCAGTCCAGACTTGCGTTGGCGCTCCCAGGGAGTCCTTGACCGTCGTTGGCTGCTGAATCCGGATTCGGTGGTTCAGTTGGCCTGCGCTCAAGACACTCATACGAGGCTCACCTTGAAGCCGTCGAGCAAGCCATCCACGAAGGGCAAGGGATCAATGCGACCGCGAGAAAGAACAGCCATCTCTTCCCGATGCCCGTAGAGACTTCCCACGCGCAGCTTGATCCAACTCTTTAGCCCCTCGGGTACTTCGCTGGCAGCTCCGTAGCCCGCATCGAAAGTAACCATAACGGCGCCGATTTGCGGCAAGGTCGGCGGCCAAGTCTTACCAAACACGGGGCTCAGGCGCGCTGGCTCGCAGGCCGCATCAAGCACGTAGTCACTGGCAGGCAGCACCTGCGTCGTGCCGTTCATGTCCAGATACTCAACGCTCACTACAGACTGAACCGGGCATTTGGCGAGCAGGATCGCGTGAGCTGGCAAGCTGAAAGACGAGCCAGACCCGGCGTGCATAAGCAAAGGCCCAGGAAAGGCGTCGAGCACCAGTCTCCAGCGGGCCGTCATCAACTGCCTGCCGGTGATGGTCTCGGCAGCTTGGCGGGCAGCGGTGATGAGCGAGCCGATCAACGGGTCATCGTCGCCACCGTCCACCCGCAGATGAAGCTTCGCCTCAGCCAGTGAGATTGGCTCCCCTGCGGGTGGTGTGACGAGTTGCAGAGGCATTTAGACGTTCTGCACAACAGCGGCTTGGTTGGCGGTGCTTGCCGGCAGTTCGCGCGAGTTGATGCCAAGCACCTGAGCTGCGGTCTGGCTAGCAGCCACGCCCACCGTGACCGACAGGCGCACAAAGCCAAAGCCATTGACCGTATCCAGGTCCTCAGGCTTGACGTTGATCAGCGCCTGCTTGTTGTCGCCGCTGGCTTTAACGATCTGAGCGATTGCCTTGCCAGAGATGTCTTTGGCACCGGTACCTGAGGTATCCAGGGCCTGCTGAAGCTTCGCATCAACCGTGGCGCCCGTACCCAGAACTCCGGTCTGGATGATGGCCAGAAGACCATGGTGGTTAGCAGCAGAGATCCAGCCAGTGGTGGCGGTTCCGGCTGCCTGACTGACAGGGTCTAGCGTGGCGAGGATGGCAAGCAGTTCGCTGCCTTTTGCGTTGGGAAACATGAATGTTCTCCTTAGAAGTTAGGGCGATCAGCGCGCGCCCAGTTGAATGAACGGGGACATCGTGGCGCTGCCCTTGGCAGGCGCGATCGGTGCGGAAACCTTGGATTGGCCATCCATACGGAAGGTGGTCCGGAAGGCAGTCAGGTCGGCATCGAAGTACAGGTGCATCGACGTTGCCGTCTGCAGGCCACCCGCCTTGGTGATCGTCTGGTAGTAAGACAGGTCCACCAGGAGCACATCGCCTTGACCCGAGAACGAGTTGGCGTGCTGGGAAACAAACACCGGACGCCCCAGCAAGGAACCGTAGGGCGAAACCTGGATACCACCGACCGAAAGGCCGTTGGGCAGGTAGATCGGGTAGTTGCCCAAGGTCAGGGTGAACAGAGCGGGCAGGACATCGTTATTGATGATCCAGACCGATCTGGCAAAGCTACCGGTGGGCAGACGCGAGATCATCTTGGCCAGGTTCTGCGGCAGCAGCGTCTGCGTCGCCTGGCCACTTTCCTTAGCCACGGTGACCGTAGCCCCTGCGGTCAAGGCCCCAATCGGCACTCCGTTGCCCGCGCCAAAGAGGATGGACTCGTTGGTCTTCCAGCGAATCGAGTCAGCTACCTTTTCGGGCAGGTAGCTCGTGAGAGCGTTGGCGTCATCCAGCAACTCGTCAGTCGTGGGCACCAGGGCCATGAGCTTTTTGAGCCGTAGGGTTGAGAGACCCAGTACAGGCTTGGTGGCGACGGCCGAGGCAGCCTCTCCCTGCCAGTAGGCACGAATGCCATTGGTCCCCCAGGGCGTGGTCTCGTCCTTGGGGAAGGCCATGCTGTTGCCACTGATCTCTACGTTATCAGTCAGTGGTAGCAGGGAGTCCTCGCCCAGGGAAAGACGGAAGATCTGCTGCGAGAACTCCGGAGGCACCAGGAAGCCACCGTCCTGACCAGACCCTTCGTTACCGTAGGTGCTGGGGGCTGCAGCGCCACGGCCGCCGCCAATCAGGAGTCGCTCATCGACCGACTTGCCGGGCTTTTCTGCCTGGAAAACGGCCTGCATGAATTCACCCACGGTCTTGAAGCCGTGCTTGGGATCGGCTTCGCGATTGTCGGTGACGGTGATGAAGTTGCCTGCCGACGCATCGACCGTCATGGCCATTTGTGCCTCCTCGGAAATCAGGGCCGCCTCGCGGTCAATAGCCGCAGAAGCCGACTCGATTCGGGTCTTCAGCGCATCAAAGGCCGAAGTCTCCTCATCATTCATGTCGCGGCTCTCGGCCGCCGCGCGGTCGGTCAGCGCACGGGCTTCCTTGATCA